AATCCACCCCAATAATAGTTCCAGCTATGATGGGAGTTGGAATATCTTGCCTGTTCTTGCGCAATCTTCTTATAATTTTCTTCTGTCTCCTCTTGTAATTTCTTAGCATCGGTATATGCAGCAACAGATTTTGTCCCCTTACTGGCTTCCATTACATCTGTCAAGTCCTCAATAGCTGTTTGTAGCGTTTCGTTGCGATCGGTTAATCGATCAATAGTATCTTGCACCTCCTTTGCATTACCTCCTATGCCAAACAGTTTATTGAAACCACCGAAGGTAATTGTGTTCCACATACTCGCACCGACCCCAAAAACGCTTGAAAAAACATTCTTGACAAATCCATCGAAACCTTGTTTTTCTATTCCGTCAAGCAGAGAGAACACCGCACCGACTATACCACCAATCTTACTGCCTGCTTCAGTAAACGTATCAATAAGACCGGACGCAAGACTTCCTATTTGTGACAACGACATTTCGGATGAGCTTCCAAGCTGCGTAATGGTATCAGCCAATGTTATCAGGTTTTGGTAAGTCTTGTCTGCACTTCTGGTTACATTCGTTTCCGCATTCTGAACATTCTTCTCGGCTTTGTTTTTCTTTTTGAGAGCAGCTTCTTTCTCGGCATCTGTACCACTTTTGAGAGATTTGTTATACTCATCCTGCGCTTGCTTAAGTTCGTCTTGAGCAATGCGTAAAGCATCCAGTTGCTCCGGCAAATCGCCAAGTAAACCGCCTTTGTCGATGATGGTGCTCTGAATATTATTCAATGCTTCGTCAATCACCTTTTTCTGGTCGACAGCCATATTCTTATATTCATCAGAGTTTTTGAAAGTCTTTAGCTGTTGTTTTACCTGTTCAAGTGATTTTTTGGAAACCTTGTTCAAATCACTGAAGATAAGTTCCCAATTGATTTCTTGTTTGAGCTTATCCATATCCACAGAAGACAATGCTTCTTCCATCTGCTTTTGAAGAATCTTCTTATCACCCTCAGTAGTAGCATTGGCTATCTTGTCGTTATATTCTTTCGTTATGGCTTCCTTTTTCTGTTGGAATGTACCATATTCTTTCAGATAATCATTTAAAGCCTGCTGTTCAGCTTTAAGTTGCTCTTTAGTTACATCGGCAATTGCTTTATCTCTTTTATTTTCAGCATTAGTATAACGAGCGGAAATTTCAACAGACTGCTCCGAAGTCAACTTTCCACCCTGTCTTTCACTCAAATCTTTTTCTTGTTTCTTGATGGCGTCAAGTTCCTTTTGATAGTCAAGATCAATCTGTTTCAGCTTTTTCTCTGTGCCTTCCTTCATAAGATCGATTTCCGCCTGTTGATTTTGGCGACGGAGAGACAAAAGATCTTCGTTTAGTTTCTCCTGCTCTTTCTTTCGTTTTTCAGCCTCTTTTTTTTGTTTAGAAAGCTCATTCCCCGTAACCCCTCCTAAGTTCTTATATCTCTTTTCTGCTTCACTCTCGGCGTCCTGTTTTTCTTTCAGAGCTTTTTGATAATCAGCTTCTGATTTATATGTTGCTTTTCCTGATTTTACATCTTTCACTTCTTTTTGTGCCTTTTTCCATGCTATTTTAGCTTCTTTTCGGTATGTTTCTGCGTTTTTCCATTCTACATTTAATCGTTTTATTCTATTAGTTAAAATATCGGCATTAATAGGGGCTTCCGATCCTTCTATTTTTATCCATTCTTTTCCTGATTCTCTCAATAATATTTTATATCCTTCAAGCATCTTCTTGTGCCCTTCCGCTGTGGTTTTATCCATAGAATCAAGAGCCACTTCCCATGCTGTTTGCTCCTGTTTACGTATAATTCCCTGCCCTTCTCCTATAGTGGCAGATAGAGAAGCTAACATTTCTTGAATATACTCTTCTACGGTAACTCCTATTCCTCTTTTTCTTACATCATACTTCTTAAGATAGAAATTAAAATCCGATTCTTCAACAGATGTGCGTTGATCTTTGCCTTTTCGTGCAAGAGAAAGGAATTTTTCCAACTCTTTATATCGCTTTATATCATCATTATTGTTTTTCACATTCATCAGTTCTTGACGAATACGCAACTGTTCATTATACCCTTTTAGTGACTCTGTTAAATGATCTATTAATTCTTTCTCTGTTTTATATTTTCCAAAATACTGTGGATATTTAGTTTGTAATTCGTTAAACGCCTCTATTCTTTCCTTTTTTGTAGAATTTTCATTTTGCAAAACGGAAATGAGTTCATTTACATGATTCTTCTCGTCTTGTAAATACTTATTGTAAACTTCTGTACGTTTACTGATACGCTCCATCTCCCTTTCAGTGGTTGTTGTACTGTCATGCAGCGCCCACATTGCCGTAGTGACTCCAACAATAGCCGTTGCCAACAAAACATAAGGATTGGCTTTGGAAACTAAATTTAAAGCCGCTTGCGCCACGGCTTGAGCATGAATAATTTTTATATGCAAGAGTCTTGCGGCAGCCGCTCTTCTTTCATACAATTCTACAGCTATTAATGCGGCTTTATATGTACCGTAAGAAGCAGCAATAGATAAAATAATCTTTCCAACTTTGTCGTAGTTTTCAATAATAGACGTTACAGCCGAAATTGTGATTGATGCTATTCCTTGCGTCTCTTCTCCAATGGAATTCAACATAGAATCCCAAGCATCGCCCAAATTAGAAATTTGACCGGACAATGTCGTAGATTGCATTTCCATCAAGTTATAGAACTTACCGCCCTCATTAGTCATATTCTCTATAACCTTTTGCAATTCAGGGAAGCCGACTTTACCTTCAGTAACCATCTTTCTGATTTCTGATTCTGTTTTCCCCAGTTCTTTTGATAACTCGGCAACCAAAGGAATACCACGCCCCATGAATTGATTTACATCTTGCGTGAATAATCGTCCTTGCGACATAGACGTACCATATAGATAAACCAACTCACCAAGCGGGATAGAAAGACCGGATGCAATATTCCCCAAACGAACCAAAGTTTCATTCACTTTGTCCGCTGAAGTTCCATAAGCAAGAAGCTGTTTTGCCCCGCTTGTTATTCCTTGTAAATCAAAAGGTGTTTTTGCTACCGTTTCCACCATTTGAGCCATTAAAGCATCGGCTTTTTCTTTACTACCCAACATTGTTTCAAAGGCGATAGATGTTTTCTGGAACTCTCCACGGACATTTATCATATCGGTAACTAATCCTTTCAAAGCAGCAGTACCACCAATAACACCTAGCATCTTCGACAGAGACAGGTTGAATTGTCCTGTACCATCTAAAGCTCTACGTATATTTTCCTCATAGTTACCAATCTCCATCTTTTGCCGAGTATAGGCATCAGAATTTAATTTCAAATATCGGGTATTTTCTTGAATCTTGATGTTCAGTTTTGTCCTAGCTCCAGTTTCTTTCTCTTGCTGGTCGGTAACATTGGCTTGGGCAAAGCGAAGTATCTTCAACTGTTCACGAGCTTCCTTTATTGATTGTACTTGAGTATTCAAGGCGGCAGATATTTGTTCATCAGTATAGCTTTTGGGAGAACGTGGTGGTCTCAATGTCCCTTTTTCTATCTGCTTCTGTAAAGCTTCATATTTTTTAATAAGAGAATCTATTTCTTTCTGTTGTTTCTTTATTTGCTCAGAAGCGGCTTTTTCTTGATCTAGTCTCGCTTGTTGAGTTTGGACATATTTATCTTTATATGTTTCTAATTTTTTCAATGCTGATGCTAATTGCCTTTCAAGAGATTTTACAGCCGCATCGCTATTGGGTACACTTGCAATCTCGATAAGAGATTTTTTTAATTTATCTATTTCCTGACGCAGTTTGACAATCTTTTCAAGGTCAATATCTGCATTAAATTTCATTCCTGCCATGTGACTTTTACATTATCGTTACCAAATGACTGCTTTAATTCTTTCTCTAGGGTTAATCTTGTCGAATCCATAACATCAAACCCCTTACTAGATACAAAACTTGCATATTCCATACCGTCCGCAGTAACAACACCATCTTTAGGATGTTTCCCGTAGATTAAAAGATTTTCCGTCTTTCCTTTCGCTTCTGAATGTCCCCCATCTGCCGGAACATACAAATCGACAATCTTTCCATTACGAACAACGGCTGCCCCGGGAGCGTTACGCAAGTTCCATGTGTGATTCTGATAGGTTTTCTTATTGCTCACATTACGTTCTTTCTGAGTATTAACGGCATTATGAGCTGCTTCTTTCATCAATTCGGTAGCATTCTCATCTACTTCTTCGACGAATTCATCAAGACCGGACAAATCCACTGTTACTTTCATTACTCATCAAACTTAACTTTTCCTTTAAAGAAATCCTCATCCGATACTTCTGTTAGTACCTCCCCATCATATACGGTATGTAACTTATCTTTTTGCATAATAACCAAATTGCGATATGGTATTTTATAAACTACTTCATCGTAAGAGAGATGAAGATTTTCCATGAACGACGCAATTTGTCCTAACATACAATCATTCCCTATAACTTCTGTCTTGCTGTCAGATTTGCTACGTTCTTTGCTAAATCCAACAGCATTGTAAAATTTTCTACAGAGATTAGAGAGTAAGCTGCCGTAAGCCCATACAACACTTCTTCTAATGTCCCATTTGATAATTCTTGTTCCAGACTATCATTTCCTTCAATAAACCAAGAAAGTGCATGAGAAGCGACGGAAATATCCTTTAATGAAGAAATAACCCCCGCAATATCCTTGTTATCTTCCAGGACGGAGAGATAAGCCGAAGCACCGGCTATTTTATGGATGGTTGGTGGATTTACACGGTACATTTTCCCGTTTACAATTATAGGAATGAAATCTTTTCCTGTGATAGCTTCAGATACAAGTATAGCTGCTTTATTCATAATGATATTTATTAAAAAGGGGCGAGAAACACAAATCCTCACCCCTCACCACTTTACAATATAGATAATGTCTCTGACGGTTGCGTTCCATCTTCTCCTAAATAGCCATAGTTTACAGCACTCCCAGCGTTCACCCGCCTTGATCTAGCTGAATAACTATTTAGAGAAGGCGATTCAGAAGAAGCAATAGCTACCTTTTCATCAGTTCATGCAGCGTCCACCTTTTCGCCATCGAACAGATAGTCGCTCTTAACACCGGAATTCGGATTTTCCATAGCCACCGCTGTTATACCCAGACCGATATTCTTTTCTACCGCATTACCTTTTGCTATAACAGCAGCATTGGTAAATACAATATAGTTGCCTGTTTTTGTCTGACCTACGATTGCCTTATTTACAATTCCCGGGGTGTCAGAAGAAGCCCATCCAGCATCAGTTTCAATCTTTTCACCACCTTCCAAGTCAACCTTGTCATCAAAGGAGAAAACTCCCATGGTGAAAGCGATTGTTTTAGCTCCTTTTTGAGTAACATCGCGATAGTAGATGCTACCATTCAACTCATTAATATAGTCGGTATAGGTTGGATCATCCTCTGTATACGCCCAAGTATCTTGATGGGAGTTCTCAACTTCCGTGGCAGTGCCTAACCATGTTTTAAGAGAGCTTTTAGTGACAGCGGTAGTTATAACATCACCGTACCAAATCTTTTTAATTCCAATAAACGGTTTCATATCTTTTCAATTTACGTTTAGAGTTTCAAATAATAATTTCACATTTACATAGTAACAACATAATTCTTTGTCTTCTTCTATTCCGATACTTTCAGAAGAGTAACGATACCAAGAACCATCATATTGTCCGACAATGCCATCTTTGAACATTTCCCTTGCATTCCTTTCAAGTTCATTCAAGCGAATCAAATTTGCCTTACCTGTCTTTGTTACAGGAACGCAAAGATTTACTTCAACATATCCTTTTTCCCAGTAAGCATCCGGTTGTTGAGCTTTGGGGTAGATTACAATTCTCTCGGTCTTTACTTCACCTTCAGGGATATTTCCCCGTTGATACATTTCAGAGATTCCGAAAGCCTTGCAATCCTTAAAGATTATATTCGCTATGTCAGTCGTTACAATCATATCCAAATATCACATCTACCTTCCAACTCCTCCAAATAGCATTCGGCATTCTTCTTCACGTCTCCTTCTCCGATAATCTTTCCGGCAGCATCCAGGCATCTAACATGCGAGCCTAAAGCAATCTTATCACCTTCATAAACCACATGGTAATTATACACCCAGCGTTCACCATTGACAGAGACTTCCTTTTGTTGGGAGTTGTCATGGCAGAAGCAATCTGTTACATCTTGCCAAGACTCTCCACCGGTTCCCGGTATTGGTCGGTTATACTCATCGTTCTGTTCCGGTACAATAACCAATAATTGCAATTTATGTGGCGGAGATTCTAGCATATCACCAAATATTTGAAGCATCTTTAATTACGCTAAGTCCCACCAAGGAAGCTGTCTCATCATCAGGGGTTATTCCGTAGAGTTTGAACATATATTTGGCGTAATTCTCCAAACTGTCCACTCCCCATGACTTGGAATGCCCGTTCTCGGATACGGAAGCAGGATGCATAAAAATCTTGTTCATGAACTTGTTTACAGAATCAGAAACAGTCTTCTTGCTTTCCAAGTCAGCATCGGAGCCGGGAACAAGCCCCAGTTCCAACGCAAACTTTTCTATTCCCGCGTCTGAAATGTCTCCAAATGAAGAAAAACATTGCTTTATGTAGTCACCTATTGTCACGATTCAACAGTCAATGAGTAAATACCGTTAATTTCAGTGATAACCGGTAATGACAGCGATTGTGCTTTGGTAAACTCAACGCCATTTGAATTGTCGGTTTCTCCTTTACCCCATTGAGAGATACGGATTCTTCCAAAATTAGAATAAGTTACACCCGGCTCTTGACGCAATTCGTTGTCTGCATATGCATTCTTAATAACACCGAGTTTCCCGGCAGGAATAAACACAAGGTTCTTATCATTCCATGGAGTGTACTCTTTCAGTTTACCGTTATCCTGAACCCTCGTAATACGTCTGATAACCTCAAATTCCGGGAAGTTATTTTGGCGCATAAACTCATTCAGGTTAGACAATAACAAAGGAGTCGAAGCTTTATCCACACCAAAAATCACCTGTTTCATCTTCTTGTTACGGAGGATGAATGACAAACGGTTTTGAGAAAGAAGAATCTTATCAAATGTCACCTTATCCTGAGCAGAATCAAGCATGCCTTGCAAATCTTCAAAACAGTCTACAACGCCTTCATTGCCTTGTGTCCAATCGACCGTAGCCTTAGCGATGTTCTCCGATGGCATCTTGTAGTCAATCGCACCTCTTACACCACCTTCCGGGTTGTTGTTCGCATCGAAAGTAAACACACCTTTGTTGGAAAGGGCACCAAGGAAAATGATGTCCAGTTTAGATTGGACAGAGTTAACCACTTTTGTGATATTATTCCACATCAAATTGATTAATTGCTGCGTCTTCTGGTCATCGGTCAGCATTCTTGAATCAAGGATTTGAAGAATCTTACGATAATCCTCAATCGGCATTGAGTAACTCATTTGATGGTTCAAAACCTTTTCCTTCAACGTCTCAAGACCATCGGTTCCCATAATAGGTTCCTTTCCCTTGGAATCCAAGGTGGCAGCGGCAACGCTCAAATTGTACTGCCCGATTAATTCCTCAAAATTAAGGCCGATTGTAGGAGTATCCCACGTCAGAAATCTTTCGTAGATATTCTGGTCAAATAACCGCTTTCTTAGTTCAGAAGCGGCATCAATGCGAATCTGTACCTGTTTGGTAAGTTCGCCAAAAATAGAACTATAAAATAATCCCGGCATAGCTTATTGTCTTACATATTTAATACTAGGGTTATTCTTCATGCACCATCCGCCCAACAGCCATTCTTCCGGCATCGGATAAGCTACTTCTCTAAGGATAACCACGTCATAACCTGCTGAGACAGTTTGAAAATCCATATTAGTTTTATACTCTTTATCCGTCTCAACGACTGCGTTTGGAACGTCAGCACCAACAACTGCAAAAGCATTGGCAGTAGCACCAGTCAGAGCGGCAGCTAATGTAATAACATCGTAATCCGCATTCGTCTTGTCAATGTTGTTGATTGTCTGCTCATTTTCTCCGATTTTCAATTTGTCCCCAATCTGAACCAAGCTTCCCTTTACCACTCTTGGAGCCGAAGTTGTACCACCAGAGACAATCTTCACGGCCTTGCACACTGTACATTCCATCTTTGCGAAATCCAACGCAATAGGAGTACCCTTTCTAATCAAAGTACCTTCTGGAAATGCCTGCTTGAGTTTGAAGTCTCCCGGAAGAACCTTGCATTCACCTCTCCAAAAAACAGGGAATCCACCCTTAATCTTTCCTTTTTCAAATTCAATTGCCATAATTCTTTGTTTTTTTAGTTAGCATTCGGCAAACTTTCCGCCCACTGTTTAGCCAACTCCTTACTTTTTTCGGCAGGAGTAGACAGGGGAAATGCCGAATCTTTTTTCTCAAGCCCTGCGGTTACAATATTCTGCTTGACTCCTGACAGATAGGTATTAATTGCCGTTTCATCCATTTCATCGGTAATTGCAAACCCCTCTTTCATTCGCCACTCAGGTATCCCTAGTTCTTTTGCTTTTGAGGAAATAAGAGCGTTTCTTTCAGCACGTAACTTTTCAGCCTTGAATGTCTCATTTTCCTCTTGAAGAGAAGAAAAACGCTCTTCCTGCTGTTGTTTGTACTGCTTGAACCACTCAGGCTCCTCGTTTGGTTGCTGTTTGTTCTGCTCGCCCCCACTAGCAGCCTCTTTCTCCTTTGCTTTATTGACCGCATCGGTTACCCGTTTGTCAATACCGCTCTGAAGAGAGGCTAGAAATGCTTTTTGCCCCTGTACAACAGTTGCCAAATTATCGTCAGTTACTAAGCCGATAGCCGCCAAGGCATCCGCCTGTCCCTGTAAAATCTCATCACTTAACCCTAGATTTACATAAGCTAGTTTTAAGGCTTGGAAAATTTTTTCTTTCATGATTAGTTCTTTAAAATTCTTGCATAAAATTACGAGAGAGAAAGAAAAAACAGAAATGTTATTGGCGCTTATAAATGACACTTCGCCAAGTGTCAGATTTTTGCTGTTTTAAGGCATAAATAAATGCTATTCTTTGTGATATTAACCAATCTAATAGACAGAGAATACAAGGTAATGAAGTTAGTGCTATTAGCGAGAGAAAAGATGGTGCTGAAACTGTTAATCTTATAAATATTACTAAAAAGTGAGGTGTTGGATGTTGTTTGATGTTGTTTTAACACTGTTGATGTTGCTGTTGTTAATAAAGTTGCTACCTTTGTACCATCAAAGTAACGCAACTATGATACGTTACGAACAAAGATAGTAGTAATACTGTTGATGATAACAAACCTATTAATAAAGATTATGGCAATAGCAATTAAAAGTATCCCAACTTTAAAAGGAAATGATGCTAAAAGCTTTGTTAGAGCTGCAAGCAAAGCTGAAAGTAAGCGTGCTACTATTGATTATAGTAGACAGGCAAAGACTGCCCGTTCTATACTGGGAAAAGCCAAAATGTTATAAATTGACATTAAATCTATAGTTTGTGGGTTTTCTTCTTGATAAATGTACCTTTCAAGTATTAAATGAAACTACGCTAAAGGAATGTATTCCTTTTACATGTGGCAATAACGATTTAGACGAATTCTTTTCCAAAGAATGTTGTTTGTATTCCAAGCAATTATTAGGAAAAAGTTATTGTTTTAGACTTGATTCCGATCTTAGTATTATAGTTTGTGCTTTCACTTTATCAAATGATAGTATAAAAGTAAATATGCTGCCAAATGCAAGAAAAGGAGTAGTAAGCAAGCATATTCCTAGAGAAAAACAAATGAGAAGATATCCGGCAGTTCTTATAGGAAGACTTGGAGTTAATTCCGACTTTCAAAGCATGCATATTGGTACCGAATTGATGGATTTCATCAAAGTTTGGTTTGTTGATCCATTAAATAAAACGTAAACTTCCAAAATTGGCGTATTGACTAGTATGGCTCTTTCCCGTACCTTCGTGCTAAACTTAAAACTCGAAAGATTATGTTTAGCGAAAAAGACTTTG